CAGTAGCGACACTCCTTAGAGTTGTTTCAATGACAGATAAAGGTGAAAAATACGAAAGCCTAACTTTTCCTTTAGGTACTGAAGTGATGGCTTATTAATAAATAATAACAACGGGGGTGAAAGTCCCCCTTTTAAATAACAAATAATAACAACATGAAACATTTACGATGTAGCGACGAAATCGCCAAACAATTAGGTAAAGAGCCTAACAAATCTCAGAGGTATCTATTTACTGATGAAGAAGCAAAGAAAGTAAAATCTCTTAAGGGTAAAGGTTCTAAGACCTCTAAGTCTAGAGAAAAGCAAGTAACAGAAAAAGAGTTCGTTTTATCTGCATGGAACGATGAAGGTTATATGATGGACATAGACCAATATTGTGAGCATTATCAACTACCTAGAGCCGATGTTAAAGAGTACAAGCTAGTATCTCACACAGGTACGCCTTACTACAACATTAGATTCAAAGAAGTAGCAGAATCTGAGGTTATGAGTTTCGACCTAGAAGAGATAGTTAAGAAGCATATTAAACCTGTAGAGGTAGATAGTGTTTACGTTCCTATTATCAAAGAAGAGAATGACTTCGATTCATTGACATATACAGACGTTCATATCGGAATGGATACGAATCCTGACAATAAGGCTATGTACTCTGAGACGTGGGATAGAATACACGCTTTAGCTAGTTGTGATAGAATGATTAAAGACACTATTGACAATCAAAAGTCTAGTACATTAGTTATTGATGAGTTAGGTGATTTCTTAGATGGTTATAACCAACAGACAACTAGAGGCGGTCACGCATTACCTCAGAATATGAGTAACGAAGAAGCGTTTGATACTGCACTAGAGTTTAAGATGAGACTTATAGATGGTCTAGCACCTTACTATTCTAATATTATGGTTAACAATATTTGTAACGATAATCACGCGGGTTCATTTGGTTACTTTGTTAACAAGGCTTTTAAAGATATTTGCGAGGTTAAGTACCCTGAGATTGAAGTAAATAATTACAATAAGTTCATTAATCATTACTATATGGATAATACGTGCTTCGTAATTACTCATGGTAAAGATGATACTTCTTTAAAGTTTGGTTTTAAGCCTTTCTTAGACCCTAAAGGTATTGAGAAGATAGACCAATACTTAAAGCAAAATAACGTATATAAGAACGCTAATAAGATAGTATTTAAGAAAGGAGATTCACATCAAGCACTATTTGATATGTGTACTACAGATGACTTCTTTTATTTCAACTATCCTGCGTTAAGCCCTAGTTCAATGTGGGTACAAAATAACTTCAAGAAAGGTCGTAGAGGGTTTGTATTAGAGTCTTTTAAAGATTCAGATATTCACGAATTAAAGCCTATTTTTATATAAGTTATCAACACGTTGTCAAAGTACAGATAAACGTCTGTATATTTGAACTGTGTTTTTCATTTCGTTGTTAGTTTTAAGCCTCTCTTAATCGGGAGGCTTTTTCTATGTTGGCACGTCTGTTGACCTAGAACTGAATGTCATACTAGATGATTCTAATTGATAACTAGAGTTAACGTCTGTAAGAGTCCATTTAGAACCATTCCATGTTGCATTATCACCCATTCTAAACCATGTATTAGGCGTAGTTGTTAATGTGCTTAGGTCACTTGGTACACCGTTATTGTATATTGTTGTGACGTCACTTCTTAAGTCTGTATCCCAAACCGCGAATTCGTCTATATTACCTAAAAATGGACTTAAATAACCTCCTGTATGTTCTCCTATACATAAACCCGTTGTCGCGTTTGTTGTATTCACGAAGTACCTAGTAGTATCTACCCCTGTTTTATCTACACCGTTTATAAATACCCTAGCCTTTTGTCCTATTGCTGCGCTATGGTCACGACAGATTAGAATGTGTTGCCATACATTAGCGGTAAGTGAAGACGTTTGAGACCTACCAAAATAACTCATTGAACCATGATACATTACAAGTCTACCTGTAGTATCTACGTGTGCAAAAAACTGTTGAAACCTATAGTCCGATTGACCATTACCAATTGAAAATATAATTTGATTATTTAATGAAGTCGGCTTAAACCAAAAACTAAAAGTGTAATTATTTTGACCATCTAGTTCTGTATAGGTATTCGTGCCTTGAATATATTGATTGACACCATCAAAACTAAACGAATAAGGCCCTGATTCTGCACTCTCTCTTCTTAATACGCCATGTGTAGCTAAAAACATATTATAATTGTTCTAGATTACCGCCTAAATACCAAGAGTCAGTATCACATTTCACAAGTGTAGCCATTGCATATTGACCTACAGTCTTTACCTTAGAACTTTCTGCGTATAAATTAACACCTACAGAGGGAACAAAGATACATTGACCTGCCCCACTTTGAACTACTAATATTTGAGTTCCTATAGGAAATGCTACTGAGGCGTTAGTTGGTAACGTAATAGTTATATCTGAACCGTTACCTACTTCTAGAAGTCTATCTCTATCTGTTAATACTAAAGTGTAAGTAGTGCTAGATAAAGAGTTCTTGTCTATTTTAGTGATAGCCTTCTTTATTTCGTCACCTGTAATACCTTTTGATACGTAACCACCTGCACCATCATCCTCTGCGATTGCAAAGATATCAGTAGTATCTAGATTGTCATTTTTTGCAGTTAGCGCACTTATCTTTTTGTCTGCCATCTTTTTTATTTAAGTAAGCCTTTAGGCTCTTTATATTCTTATCTTTTGGTTTGTATTTCATCACAACACCCAACCACTAAACGGTGTATCGTTTGCAGGGTAAATATCCTCTTCAGAGTTGCTATTCCACTCAGGGAAGTCTGAACTATGAAAACACATATAATCTTGAAATCTAGTTGTATAATGCTCTGCTACTTTTCTGTATTTCTCCATTAAGAAATCCACTTCATTTTTAGATACAGAATCTGAATTTTCAGAGTTATGTTTGAAGATACCTCCGTTAGCAATCTGATAAGCATTGAAAGGGATTATTTCAACTAGCGACCAATGAATCAACATAGGCTTAATGTACTTCGTTAGAAGCGTTAAATAAGGGTCTTTTAATGTACCTGCTATTATGTCCGCTTTAATTCTGTTAAGAAGGTCAGAACCTAGTATTCTTTCTAGGTGTATATCTTGACTCATCTTTATGAATTGTTGCATTCTGTCAGTATCCAAATTACCGTTAAGGCTTGAATATTTAACTATGTCTTGTCTTGTAATTAGTAACGCTTCCATTATTTACCTTTTGTATAATTTGGGTGATGTCCTTTATCGGCTCTATCACTTTCTACTTTCTCTGCTCTTTGTCTACCTCTTGGAGTTGGTTTATATGACTTAGGTATGCTTTTAACCTCTTCATTTGAAGATAGTGCCTTGTCTTCTTTATACGTTCCATCTGCATTCTTCTTTCTTTTATAGAGTACCTCACTCCAATAATGGCTACAGTTAACACCGCCCTTAAATTTAAATAAATCGAATTTCTGTCCTTTGTGCATTGGTAACTCAGCACCATTAAAATCTAATGTTCTAGAAGCCTTATCTATATCTTCTAATCTATATACTACTCCGTTGTTGGTTCTAGCCATCATTTGACGACAAAACTTTCTTGAGGAGTCTTTAGCATACTTCTCATCATATCTGTATCTCACTTTGTAAAGTGATTTATCTAGATTAGACTCATTAGAAGGTCTTGACTTGATAATGTCAGATAGCTTCTCTAAGAGACTCTTTTCTTTTTTACCTTCTACTTCCTCAACCCATTGCTCTAAGTCTGTGTTATCCTCTGAATACTCTCTAGAATCAATCTCTTCGAAATCTTCTTCTACAGTCTCACCTTCTAGTGCAGATAATACACTCTCATCTTCTGAATCTTGTGCGCTTAATTGAGTCTCCTCTTTCTCAGTTTCTTTCTCTTGCCCTCTATCTTCTTTATCTGTAAATTCTAAAGGCTTAAGAGTTCTAAAGAATAGGTCTAGAGTAATATCATTAACTGCTAGAATCTCTTCAAAAGCATCGGTTAAAATCTCCTGCATTGGTAATACATAAAGATTGTTGTATAATACAAATGAATTCTGTAATTCGTCTGCATTGCTAGAGAATCCGTTCTTATTTGCTATTCCAAACATAAGTGGGCTAGTGATATTGTGACCGACTAGAATCTTAGAAACGCACTCTTGACTCAAGGTATTATATAAGTCAGGCATATCTGAAGCGGATAGATTCTCTACGGTTGTAGCACTCTCAGAATTGTTGTTAAAAGAAACGATAACTTTCTGACCATTTACACCTGTCAAGTTCTGAAGCATTTTGTGTTTAATCTCTTGTTGGATTTCAGGTGTAGGCACCCCATTATTGAGATTTATTATCGACCTCGAGGCGAAATTTGAGCCAACTTCATTGATAAGATAAGCGCTAATGTCCTCTTCTAGTCTAGCATACGGAGTAGAAGCGTAATAATCAGGAATGTTGAAATACTTCATATTTACCGAGTAAGGCTTCACATAAAATATCTCAATATTTGCACTCTTAGATTTACCGAAAGCAGGTATTCTTTGAGGTGGAAATTTCTTTGTATCTGTCCAATCGTTTGAGAAATAATATGCTTCGATTTCGCCTTTATCGTTGCACTTCTCAGGGCGTATAAGTTGGATAGGCATATGATGTACCTCAGCAACCTTTCTAGAGCCTTTCGTATAGATAACTTGCATCGCACAGTTACCCATCATTTTAAGGTCTAGGGCTAGATTTCTAACACACTTTTTAGAAAACAACGCCTTCATACTTGCGTAATCATTAGGCTTTCTTGAAGCGTCTGTGCTACTTAAACCTCTACCGTAGATTAACTTAGAAGTGTTGTTAATTATTGCACTATTTGTAGTAGAACCTTTGTATCTATCTAGAAGGAATTCAAAGAAAGAATCATTCTCACCGAATGTAACCCAATCTTCTCGACCATCTTCAAATACTTCAGGTGCTTCGTAACTACTTAAATTTAAAACGTGGACGTCTTTATTCATAAACTATATATTCATTATTTGAACTATTCGCAGTATATGTGTCATTGTTTACACTATACGTTTGAATAGATTGATTAGTACAAAAAACTTTATCTAAATATCTTACTTCTGAGCCACTTTTAAGAGTTAAGATATAGTATCTATTCTCTATGAGTGTGAAAACTGCCGAGATAGTATCTATGTAGTCTCCTTGCTCGTTTGTGTCTATTGTAACTTGAGCCTCTACACCTGTAGATTCATCTTTGATATACATAGAATCGTAATCCTTAACCCTAGCTATAAAGCTAAAGGTTTGAGAGTCCGTTGTATTTTGTAGTATTATCATATCTATATAACCTTAGAACTCTAGATTTGTTCAATAAAAAAAGGGGAACCTTTCGGAACCCCTCTTTATAAATACTAGTTTAGTAATTAAACCTCACCAACGATAACTGCATCATCTCCTGAACCATCAGCAACAGTATTGAATAAAGTTTTCAATTCTGCCTCTGTAGCACATTTCATAAATGGCGAAGGGATAGTTTCTTGAGAAGTGAATTCTAAAGAGTAGCCATTGAAATCTGAAAGGCTCTGTCCTGAAGCCACAGAACCTCCTGTAACGTCAGCACCTTGCTCAAGACCCATTAAAAAGAATTGGTCAGTCATAGTACGAATTACCAATCTTGGACGTCCAAAAGAAAGTAATTTAATTGCTTTGTGTGTAGCAACGTCTTGCTTTTTCAATTGGATGTTTAATTTACCTTCGAAGAATGTCGTTCCATTTTCTCTAGAAGAGTTAATAGTAGTTTCGAATCCGTTAGCACCTTTTAACTCATACTTGTACAAGTTAAGTGCAGTAGCAGGAGTCCAAGTTTCGACCTCGTCTTCGTGACCTGCGTCAGTTTGGTTAAATGCTACGTTTTCGTAGTCTAAATCATCGTAAGAAGCGAAATAGATTGCTTTCAATCCTGAAACAGAATCTTTACAGCCTAAGTTTCTTCCCGATGTAATAAAGTTACAACTCATTTTTTTTTGTTTTTAAATAGAAAAGGGCAGGTTATTTGACCCACCCTTCTCAGTCAATTAATAAATAATATTAGTTCGCAGAATTAACGATTCCGTAAGTAACGATTTCTTCTACATTGTAGTATTGAACCGCACCTGTCATTCGCATTATAATTCTAACATTCTCCGAGCCATCTACTTCGCTCATATCCAGCACTTTAACGATATTTTTATCATTTTCCAAACCGCACGCAAAGAAGATATTATCAACTGTTGTACAGATTGCAGTAGAACCTGTAAGACCATGAGCAACGAATAATTTGATACCATCAAATACCATATCTCCATGTCCTTGATTGTTGAATTTGTCAACATAACCCAAAGAGTTCATAGCACGAACGTATGCTTTGTAAACCGCTTGAGAAACGTAGATGTTCAAATCTTCTCTTCCGTAAAGTGCAGAAGGAATTGCATCAACAATTTTACCTAATTCAGCAACAACGTTTGAAGCGTCAATAGTAGTACCTGCGATTTCGTTAGCAGAAGGAAGGTCAGCGTCAGCCGCTAAAAGAGTAGTAAGACCATCAAACTCACCTGAGTTAGACTTATCTCCTGCCCAAATGTTTTGCTCATTTTTAAGAGCAACTTTCTCAGAAACGTGACCGATTAAGAAATCAGCGAAAGACTTAGGTAACTCATCGTATGCAGAGTATCCCATTTCAATAGCAGACCAATCAGAACG